TGCAAGCTCATAATTTTTTAAATCATGGTAAAATACATCACATTAACAGACAGCTCAGGTCAAGAGCAAGCTATTCCATTAGAGAATCTTGCTCATCTTGACACGACAAGCACAGCGGTTTTGACTCTTGAGTACATAACTCCTGAAGGAGCAAGTATTGTAGCTATTACTCATGATGCTGAAGCTGCATCTTCGCATACTTTTAAGCTATGGATGACTGACGAAATAGAGAAAGCACTTGCTTCTAATTGGAGAGAAGTAGAACATAAACCTGCACCGCCTCTTGCAGTAACTACTATCACTTACACTCCGTAATGAATAAAACTTGGGAAATAACTACCTCAACAGGAGGAGTACGTATAATGTCTCAGCTTGATAAGTTTCAAGCTTTGCAAAGCGGCAAGGGCGATGCTTTGCCTCGCACGGATGAAGATACGGTAACTATGGTAGTCATAGGCGACACCCGTTCTTATGGTGTTTATGAAATAACTCATGATGCTATAACAACTGCACAGCAGGGAGAATGGAGAATGTGGTTGTATAACGAGTTAATTAAAATTAGCGCGACATCTTGGAAGGAAAACTATATGAATATTGATGATATCCTACCTAGTTATATGCAAATTGTTAATGTAGCTTTACAACTTGATATAACATAATGAAAGTATTTAGAATAAAGTTAGTAGACTATACTCCTTTTGATGGAGAAGCTGCCCCATTATGGACAGAAGAGTGTCCTGTTTTAATTGTTTCGGCAGATAATATTATGTCCATTACCCGAAGTACTGCAGATGTAATTATAATGTATGATAATGCAATAAACTATGACAGGGTACATATTAACTGCGCAGACCCTCTCTCAGCGTCAGGAACAGCAGCCGCTTCAAGCCTTAAAGTAAAACTTCTTGAGGGGTTGAAGCATGTACATTCTAGTGGATATACTGACATAGTTTATGATATTGAATTTACAGACGCATATATAGAGAATTATATTATATCGTAAGATATTTAAGAACGCAATGAAAGGAGGGGCTTATGCCCCTCTTTTTTTTGCTTATCTTTGTGGGCATGAATTCCCTTCTTCTATTAAGAGACACCAATCAGGGCTTATATTATATACCTGTAAAGAGTATCCAAGATGTTCGTAGGACTGACGCTACTACTATAATCATATATACCAATCTAGTCTCACATGATAGTAATACTGCTCCGCATGTTTTAAGCTACACCCTCAATGAGCCACTCTCAGGCGGAGGTGCTGCAGATAACACGCAAGTCCAAGCAATTGTAAATGCATGGATATCGGCTTTAAAAGGAACGGCAGTAGTAGTAGAGGTAGGTCTACCCTTACCCATCTCATCTGTCACGGCAACTAATAGTCATTGGGGTTAGGCGATAAAAGCGTCCCCTCTTTTTTTTCCGTATCTTTGCCTAAAACAAGGCAATGATTAACACAGTTAGAAATACTGTTCTGTCTGTGCTGAATAAGAATAACTACGGGTATCTATCTCCCTCTGATTTCAATCTATTTGCAAAGCAGGCACAGTTAGATATCTTCGAGAGTTATTTTTATCAGTACAACTATCAGATAAATAAAGAGAATGCTCGCCAATCGGGGTCAGGTATTGCCGACCTAGCTAAGGGTATTGAGGAATCTATGGATTTATTTTCAGTCACTAGAGGACTGAACCTAAACTCCAATATAGCAGGGTCATACTTTATGCCCTCTGACACTACGACAGGTAGTGACTATTACTTCGTAAATAAAGTCTTAGCATATAAAGAGATTATTACGGTTGGGACAACGACATCATTCTATGGCGGAGGGAACGGACTCCTTGACAGTGGACAGGTATTTACTACCCTTGGTATAGTAGCGGGAGATATAGTGGCTGTAGAGACGGCAACTATGGGGGTACAATATTTAACCGTGGTATCGGTAGATAGTGATACACAGATTAGTACTTCCGGAACGGTTTTAACGGCTTCAGGATTTAGGTATACTATTATTCAGGCGGGAACACAACAGAATGAGGTGGAGAAGGTTACTCATAGTAAGATTACTATGCTTAACAACTCAATATATACTGCTCCTTCAACTACATATCCATCTTATGCTTCTGAGGAGTCGCTATTACAAGTATATCCAAATACGATTACTTCGGCAGGTCGGGTAGTAGCACAATACTTTAGATATCCTAGAGACCCTAATTGGACATACTCGGTAGTTACAGGCGGAGAGCCTATATTCAATCAGTCTCAACCTGACTATCAAGACTTTGAAGTTCCTCTCGACGATGAGAACAATCTTGTTATGAAGATTCTTCAGTATGCAGGAGTGAGTATCCGAGAGGCTGATGTATATCAGTTTGCTAACGGAGAGGAGACTAAAGAAAATCAACAAGAAGGATAATGGCATATATCAGTCAATACCAATATTATGAGAACGGGGGAGCATCTCCTGAAGATGCTAATTGGGGCTCCTATCAGTACGTATCCCTGTATGATATAGTCAACAACTTTATGTTGATGTATTCAGGCAACCATAGCCTTGTAAATAACGAGGAGAGATTTAAGGTTCTGTTCCATGCGAAGCGTGCGGTACAAGAACTTAACTATGATGCCTTTAAAGAAATTAAAGTTCTTCAGCTAGATATTACAGACCAATATCGTTTCGTACTTCCTTCTGATTATGTAAATTTGGTTAGGATATCAGTATATAAGAACGGGCTTCTCTATCCTTTAACAGAAAATATTCAGGTTAATTATGCGAAAGCATATCTACAAGACCACCAAGCAAAAATTCTATTTGATGCAGACGGGAATGCTCTCTCTCCTGAGTTTTCAGATATAGACATTGACAGAATAACGGGTCAGAAGAAAAGCATCTACCTAAACTCAGGCCATTCTTTTGATGGGTATGAGGGGTATTGCTACAATGGGGCATGGTACTTTACTGCTGATGTAGCAGGAGGATGGTTTGCTTTGAATACAGAGACAGCTAATGCTAACCCAACTTTTGCTATAGATAAAACTATGGGGGTTATAAACTTCAGCTCTAATATCGGTAGCGGAAGTGTTGTCCTAGAGTATGTTTCAGATGGTATGGAGAACGGGGATGACTCTAAGGTTCATGTTAATAAAATGTTTGAGGATTATATATATGCATATATTGAGTACGCTATCCTGCAGAGCAAGCTGAATGTACAGGAGTATATTGTTCGCAGAACACAGAAGCGTAAAAGTGCTTTGCTTAGAAATGCAAAGATTAGAATCAGCAATATTCATCCCGGTAGACTATTAATGAGTATGCGTGGAAAGGATAAGTGGATTAAATAAGTATGACTAAGGATACAAGGAATTTTACTAAAGGGCGCATGAATAAGGAGCTCGATGAGCGCCTTGTCCCTAATGGGGAATATATTGATGCCCTAAATATTCGTGTTGGCTCAACCGAAGAGGATGAGATGGGGGTGGTAGAAACCACTCTTGGAAATACTAAGCTTACAGATATCAAGGTTCAGGATACAGCCTTGAGTACCTCGGCTATATGTATTGGGGCATTTGAGGATGGTACTAATGAAACTATATATTGGTTTCTTCACGACCCTGCATTTACAGCCTCCTCCAATACAGGTAAGCTAGACCTTATCCTATCTTTTAATACTCAAACCTCTACAACTACTTACCATGTGATAAGTATGGATGATGGAGGTGGGGTAAATACCACATTAAACTTTAACCCTACGTATCTTATTACAGGGGTTAATAAGGTAGAGGATTTACTATTCTTTACTGACGATATTAACCCTCCACGAAGGATTAATATTACAAAATCTTATGGAGAGCCAACAGCAGGGGATGTTGATACTGTTATTGGTGAAGAGCTACTTGTTATAAAGAGACCACCGAGCCAATCTCCTTCTGTAGAATTATCGTATAACGAGAATATAACCTCAACTTTTTTAGAGGAGAGGTTGATATGCTTTGCTTATAGGTGGAGGTATGCAGACAATGAATACTCAGCGACATCTCAATTTAGTGTTCCGGCTTTTACTCCTCAGAACTTTAACTTTACTAGTGAGAGTTTCCTCAATGAGGGAATGATAAATGAGTACAATACTGCTGCGATAACATTCAATACAGGGGGAGCTTTAGTCCTTGGTATAGATTTGCTTTTTAAAGAAGCCGACGATAGCACTATAAAAGTTATTGAGAAGCTTGATAAGGAGGAGTTGGGATATGGGGATAATAACGACTTAGTATATAACTTTAGCGATAGTAAGATTTTTACTATACTTCCTGAATCGGAGATATTAAGACTCTACGATAACGTTCCTAAGTTAGCTCAGGCCCAAACTATTATGGGCAATAGGTTGATGTATGGAAACTATGAGGAGGGGTATGACTTAATAGACTTAAGCGGTAACCCTACACGATTAGAATATGTTGCATCTTTAATAGCCTCTACTCCGTCAAGAACGGTGCTAACAAGTAGTTACGAAAGTATAGTATCCACTACCTATTCCCTTCCTCAAGCAGTAGGAGGAGGTGTATCTTGTACAATAGATGCTAGGGCAGAGTTTGACCTTACTCCATTAGCTATCAATAGTGATGGAACGAGTGCTCTAAAAGCGGGCTCTACCTTTGAGTTCACCTTCCGATTAGAGGTAGATACAGCTAATCCTAATTCCGTGCAAATTCTCGGGGGAGGAATTGCGCCTGCTCAATTACCGCCATCTATAGTTGTAGATGCTACCTTTACCCTTGCTGCTGATTACGACTCAGTAGAAGATTGGATAAATAGTTCTGCATTTCAAAATGCAGTAGGAACATCAATTACTATTAAACCTGTATGGAGCTTTGCATCAGACCCTACTTCATGTAGCGGAGGTACATTTACTGATAATTATAACTGTGGAGTTCCGCAGTTTCTTGGACAATTCCTTCTTTATTCTACAGGAAGAGACCTTAATACTACAGCGTTAATCCCACAAGCTATTGAGGCTACTCATATAAACGGGACTAATACTGTGGCCTTTATTTTCCCGGGACTATGGTATGGAAGTCCTCCTATGCCTGACCCTACCATTAGTAATCCTACAGATAATCTTTTTGTTATCTACGAGATGTTAGGGATAGAGTGTGTGTACGTAAATAGCTCTAACGGTTCTAAGAGCCTTCACAGCAATCGAGGGTATGAAGTGGGTATAATGTATATGGACGACTACGGTAGGTCAACTACGGCCCTTGTAAGTCCTAATAACGCCATCCAAGTTCCTTGTAAGAATAGTGACCTAGAGAATAAGATAAGAATAGAAATCCCTCCCACACAACTTGCCCCATCTTGGGCAACTAGGTATAAGTTCGGTATTAAACCTGATAGAGACGGATATAATACTATCTACTCGAACATATTTTTTAGAGATGACTCTCGAAATCTTGTGTATATCCTTTTACAAGGAGAGAATGCAAGGAAGGTTGAGGAGGGAGATAGGTTAATTGTCAAACGCGATACAGACGGCCCAACTCATGAGTGTGATTATATCACGGTGCTTGAGAAAAAAGCTTTTGCAGCAGATGAGATTCCTAATACTAATGCGGCAGCAGGAACATATATGGTCGTTGAGAGTACAGGTCTTTCTTTAGAGCAAGGCGAAAATGCAATTATTAATGTTCCTGAATTAAATGCAAAGGCAGGAGATTTTTGGAATATAGGAGAGGATAGAAGACCATTTCTTTTTATTCCGTTTAACCTTCCCGTAGGTATAGAAGCAGGGTGTACGGGGGAGGACTTTGATATTCCTGCAGGCTCTATAATAAAGCTTAAAATAGATTTCCGTAGAGAAGGGAAGAATGACAACTGTGAACAAAGAGAATACAACATAGACAGGGAGTACACCGCAACAGAGCAGTACGACGATTTAGCTGCGTGGTTTGTTGGAGATGGTATCGCACAAACTTTAATTAGTGAGGACTTCTATACAGGAGGAGACCCTATAGGAACAGCTTCTTTTGGCGGAGTATTTAATACTATTACTACATCTCCATGTCCTGCAGACCTTGAGTTCGATGACCAACGTGAGCAAGACTTAATTGACTTAGGTGTTCCTACTGCAGCCATTGGAGAGTTTAGATTTTCTATATTAAACTATAGTACAGCAGGAGATAGGACGTTTTTAGCAGTATGCGGAACTCGTTGTTGCGGTTCTAGTAAGAAGAAAAAATCCTTTCTTACAGCTAAATTAGAAGTTGTTAGAGCGAATGAGCTTTTGGTATTTGAAACTATCCCTCAAGACTCTTCTCCTGACCTCTTCTATGAGTCTTCAGCTTCATATACAATAGACACAGCTACAGGATATCATAATGGTAATGTACAAAACCAAACGGCTTCTCTCCCCGCTAAAATAAATACAGCATTCTTTAATTGCTATGCTTACGGGAATGGAATAGAAAGCTATAAAGTTAGAGACTCAGTAGAGGGTAAGTCTTTTTCATTAGGAAATCGTGCAACAACGACAGCAGGTCAAGACTACAAAGAGGTAAGGAGATATGCTGATATAACATATAGTGGGGTATATAACCAAGAGAGTAATGTCAATAAGCTAAATGAGTTTAACCTAGGACTTCTAAACTTCAAACCTTTAGAGCAGTCTTTCGGGCCAATTCAAAAACTCTTTGCTCGTGAAACAGATGTGCTTGTTTTGCAGGAAGATAAAATCTCTTATGTATTAGCAGGTAAGAATTTGCTCTCCGATGCCGTTGGAGGGGGAGCTGTAACTTCTGTGCCTGAAGTTCTAGGTACTCAGGTAGCTCGAATAGAAGAATATGGAATCTCAAAAAACCCTGAGAGCTTTTCAAACCATGGGGCAGATAAGTATTTTACTGATGCCAAGCGTGGAGCAGTTCTTCAATTGCGAGGAACGGCAGGACAGAACGAAGCCCTGATGGTTATCTCTGACCAAAATATGTCTACATGGTTTAGGGAGCTTTTCCAAGTTTCTTTTGACTATCAAAAGCTTGGGGGATACGACCCTTATGCTGATGAGTATGTACTTTCGTCTAACGTTAGGGCTTTACCCGCTGAAGAGGTAGTAATACCGTGCGGTACAACTCAAACATATATAGTTTCAGGAGCGCCTATAGTATATACAGTTAATGTAGGTGATATTGCCGAAGGGTTTGACGTGGTAACAACTGTACTAGATGGTGCGCCTACCGCTTCTGTCGAATATAACAGCAGCACTTACCCTATTACTGTACCGGGGACAACGACTATTTCTAAACCTAATACTAAACCAACAACTGCTGTTGTAACTCTCGGAGGCACAGGTACTATTCAGATTACGGTAGAGTGTCCTCAAGGGGAATTGATAAATATTATTCAGGTATGTATAACTAGCGCTAATGATGCTAATGCTTTAATACATAATGAATTTGGATTTGTTCAAGGAAGCTATACTTCTCCCACACAATCTACTGAAGTTCAATTTAGTTCATCAGTAATAAATCCTATCGTTTCTCAGTACGAGACTTTTACAGGATATCAAGGGGAGGGTATTTTCCCAAGCGATAACTCAACGGTTACTATAGCCTCTAATAAAATAGCCGCGGATACATACGTCTATGAGGTTGATGACGACCTTCTATCCCTAAGAACAAACACTAGCTATCCCAATACGGCAGCAGGTATTAGTAACCTTCTTGCCGCCGCATCATCTGTAACTCCTACAGGAACTTCTCCATATGTATCGGGGACATTTAGTATGGGAACTACAGGAACTAACCTATATCTTATCTATGACTATCGAGACAAAACATCTGTCACCAATCTATGTTTCGATGCGTCTCTTGCTTCTGTTGCGTGTTGCTGTGCTGCAACAGGGACATATTATCTAAATGGGAGTAACTTAGCTAACTCTACAGGTATATACACAAATCCAACTCTAACCACAGCGGCAGCGCAGGGATGGTATTCAGACGGCAGTACGGCTAGATACCAAACTGTTAGCACGGGTATCCCCTCTCTAGGGGTAAGCTCTACATGTGGTGATTGCCTCCCGGACTGTGACGTAGATGAAGTAGAAGCAGAGGGTGCAGGGTTAGGATTATATACTGCTAACTTTGAGATGGGGGCAGCTACAGGTGCTGTAGTTGTAAAGTATACTCCTTACTCAGTTTCTAATGGTATACGTGCTACATATAATTTAACTACCTACAATAAACTCACGTCCACAAATTATGGAAAGATACAGAGTTCTACGCCCGGGAACTTTACTATTTCCGGAACAAACTCATCTCAGTGTCCTGATATAGATGGCACTGATTTCTACCTAAAGTATATAGCAAATAATACCTCTTATCAATTAGAGGGTGGGTCAGAGGAGATTACTATAGATGCAGGTGATATATCCCCTAAAGCTACTGTACCGGGATTATGCATTATGGTTATCCCTAAGACAGCCGCAAAACCTGAGACTCTAAAGATAGAAAATATTGTCCCTTGTGAAGGGGCTCAATGGTCGGTTGAAGTTGCTTGCGCTGCGTTTATCTCGGCAACTTTAACTTCTTCTTTAGAAAATTCAAGTACTGCTGCTTGTTTGTCAGGAACGACGATAAATCTTTATTTTGTTGCTGTGACAGGAGTTGCGGGAGGGGAGCCTGCTTTACACTCATATGTTTTTACAGACCAATTTGGGGCTACGCCTGCAGGAGATGGTTATATAGCAGCTTTGATAAGCGGTGTCGCTACGTGGTTTCAAATATCAGATGGTATAATTGTAGCAACAGCCCCATGTTAATAGAATAAAAGATGGCAGTAACACTTACAGACTATACATTAACATACGACTCTGACCAAAGGATACAGGGTTGGCCGTCATTCTATTCCTACTATCCTGATTGGATGATAGGTATGAATAACTATTTCTATACTTTTTATAGGGGAGAGCTTTATCGTCACAACTCAAATACTACACGCAACGAGTTTTACAGCACTGTATATAATAGTACAGTAAGCACAGTATTTAATACGTCCCCATTAGAGAATAAATTATATAAGACAGTAGCTTTACAAGGAGCTGAAGCGTGGACTGCTTTTATGCAATCAGATATACAAGAGTCACTCACTATCAACTCACTGTGGTTTGAAAGGAAAGAACAGGTATGGTTTGCGTTTGTTAGAAACGATAACAAAACAATTGACTACGCTTTACGTTCAGTAAATGGTATAGGTGATAGTGTATCTATAGACACATCCGTTCCTACAGCGGTAGAGGTAAACTTCCCTGTGTCTATGCAGGTCTCAGGTATTATAAATATAGGAGATATCTTGTACTATGGATTAACACCTACTAGGTGTGGAGAAGTAACGTCAGTCAATGTAAACCTTCAGGCAGGGGTTAATCAGCTTATAGTAGACACAACATCAGGGTCTTTACCCCCTACGGGTACAGAGTTTTTCTTGTATGTTAAAAACCCTGTAGCTGAGTCACATGGAATCCTTGGACACTATGCTGTTACCACATTAACTCATGGTGGGAGGACACAGGCTGAACTGTTTGCAGTACAGTCGGATGTCATGAAAAGTTTTCCTTGATATTTTACTATCTTTGCAGGTAATGGAAGATAGTACACTACCTATAAGGTTAATATCTGAAATCCCGGCACATAGAGGATTGATATGGGAAAACATTGATGCTTTCAAAAAAAAACTTAGCTTTTTTGAGGAGGCTATGTGTCATGAGTTAGGGACTCCGCAATCAGATGAGATGAAGGAGGTCTTTCCTTTAAGACAACATATTGAAGGTGGCCTATATACGAGAGAGCTATTTATGCCTAAAGGTTCAGTGGTTATAAGTATGATTCATAAGCAACAACACCCGTCATTTCTTTTAAAAGGGAAGGTATCTTACTTAACCGATGAAGGAATAGTGGAAACTATCGAGGCCCCACATAGGATATTTACACAAACGGGGACGCAAAGGGTGTTATATATACATGAAGATACTGAGTGGTGCTGTGTATACAAGACAGATGCAGAAACTTTTGAGGAAGCTGAAGCAGATGTATACACCGATGATTATAAAAACCTTCCTCAAGAAACAATTAAAAAAATACAACTGTTATGGCAGGAATCTTTCTAGGAGTATCAGCAGCAGGATGGGCAGCAATTGGAACAGCCACTGCGATAGCAGGTTCGGCTGCGTCTTTTAGTCAAGCTAGTGCCTCGAAAAATGAACGCAGAAAAGCTGAAGCTGCGGCTAAAAATAAAATGAACGCAGCGCGAGAGAAGCTAAAGGTAAATTATATGGAATCTCTTTCCATCCCTATGGAGGCATATGAGCGTGAGCGTGAAGCTTTGCTTGTGCAAGGGGCTACCGCTATGCAAGCGGCTACCGAGGGCGACCAAAGGGGGGCAGGAGCAGTAGCGGGTAGGGTTTTACAAGCCCAACAAGAGGGGCAAGCAGAACAACGCACCGCTATGGCTAAAGATATATTTAATCTTGAGGCCGCTACAGCAGAGGAGTCCTCACGACTTAGGGATGTTGGTGTAGGTCTCGACCTTCAAGAGGCGGAAGGGGCTCAGATGTCAGCAGCCGCGGCTGAGGCACGACGTAATGCAGCTATCTCACAAGGCGTACAAGGGATAACTTCGGCAGTGCAACAAACTATATCTGCTGCACCTTTATATGGAAAGTCTCAAGCGCTTAAGGGTATTAGTGCAATACAAAAAAGCAACCCGGAATTACAGTCACAGATAGCCGCACAATATGGGAAGACGACAATAGGAACAGGAGATGCAGCGCAAGTTAAAAACATCGCTGACCTTACTCCAAATGAGTTTAATGATTATCTTCTCACCAACTTTACACTAGAAGACCTTCAAGGGTTTGGGACAACATCTCCTGCCCAACAAGGTAGCGGGTTTCAGTATACTCCTGTAAGAATGCCTTCCTCGACAGGTACACTAAATGCGGGAACACAGGTTCAAGGTATTAACCCTTTTAATTACACTTGGTAAATACACTAACCTATGGCAAAAACATACTATAAGAGTCAACCTACTGCTCCTCAGACACAAATTAATTGGGCTGAGATAAGTAGTAACGTCAGCGGAATGCTGAACGAAGAGGTTCGTGTACGAGAAGAGAAGAGAAGTGCTATAGATGAGGCATCACGACAATACCAACTGACATTAAATGAGGTAGACCAAGGGCAAAGTGCTACGGCAAATCAATGGTGGCTTCAAGCGGCTAGTGATATGCAGCATCAGATGCTTATGCAAGACAGGCTATTGAAGTCAGGAGCTTTAAAAGCAAAAGACTATACCATCATGCGTCAGAATTTAACTGACGGAACAGATGGTCTTATAGGGGTATTTGAAAAATTCAATACCGAGTATAAGGAACGTATGGATAGGATGGAAGATGGGGACTCTCAAGACTTAGAGCAGTGGGCTATGGTTGAGATGGAGAACTTCGGGAATTTTCAGAAAACAGCGGCAGTAATAAACCCTGAGACAGGGATGATGAGCGTTGGGAATATAGACGAAAAAGGTCAACTCCTAGACGGGGCTAATAACATTCGTAGCATCATGTCTTTACAGGGATTACTCGCTCGCCGATATGATAAATTCGACCTTGATGCCGCCGCTGAAACCTATGCTAATAGTGTAGGTACATGGGATGTTATAGAAAGAAAGTATGGAAGTGAAACAGCTAAAGGTCTTATAACAAAAATTTCAGACCCATTTTTTAAAGGCTTTGACAAGGACGAGTTAATAGCTTTAGGTATGAGTGAGCAAGACGCTATCGATACTGTGGCTAGTACGAATGTGTATAAGGCAGGTGAAGACCAATTAGTGTCTGACATCATGAGCAATTGGTCTCAGACATCTTCTATCCTAACAAATTCAGTGAACTTCGTCCCCGGAACTAACGAGCAATATACATTTACTTTTGAAGAGGATAGGGGAGATAATGAAATCCTTTTAAGAAAGGATGACCAAGGACAAATCTATGCTGAGTATACAGACGAGCAAAAGGAGGTTGTGGATGGGGCTATCCGCGATAACGTGCGCAATAGATTAGACCGTAAGATTACACAAGCTACTCCTGTAGCAGACTATACACGGCCTTCAGCAGCAGCAGAGAAAGCTGCAGCAGGTGAGGCTACTCAACAAGATATTGTAGGATTGTGGTCTGAGGTATGGTATGGTACAGAGGATGAGAAACGTGCAGCATTACAGGGTATTTTAGGTATGGATTCGGTATTTGAGAAAGGAATTAATGATATCATATTTGATAACGGTAAAATTACTTTTGTAAATAACGACCCTGAATTAACAAGAACAATAGATATAGGAGACAACCCTTCACAAGCAGATTGGATTAGAGCAGGGGTAGAAATTCATGGACTTTCAGATAAGGGCAAGATAGAAACGGCTGCGGGAGCATTCCCTAAAAACAAGCCATATGTCCCACAGGTAGGGAAACTTGAAGGTATTGGAGCAAGACCCGGAACTCCAGTTCCTACTGACCCTCTAGTGGAAGTGGCGAACATAACTGCAGGAGCTATTAAAGATAGCTTCTTCCTAAACATGGATGACGCTGACGTTCAAGCGGATATCGAAGCTATTGTGACTCCTCTTGGTTTAACAGTAACAAATCCAAGTTATACGGCAAATTCTTTAACCATTACAAATCCCGAAACCGAGGCTTCAATTACGGTTTACACCAATGAAGATAGTGCTGAATCTAAAGCACAAGCAAATGCTTTAAGAGCTTTCATTAACGGACAACTTACTAAAGCTTCAGCCGAAGCATTCTTGAGAGGTACAGGTGGAGCTCAAACAAGCGGGGTAGATTACAGTTCAAAATAATATAGTGATGGACGAAGAAGTATTGAATGATTTATATGATAGAGCTGTATCTAAGGGATACCCTAAATCGATTGAAGAGTTTAGTCTATTGTTAAGTAGTGATGATGAAGTCTTAAATGATAATTTTAATTACGTTACACAGCAAGAATATTCTAAATCTATAGAAGAATTTTCTGAATTAATAGGAGTAAAAAAAAAAGAGGAGCTTGTACAAGAAGATACGGTTTCAGTATCGGAAGATGGTGGATTGGTATCACCTACAATTGCAGAGGTTGACACTACTGTTATAGGACAAGTACCGCAAGAGTTTGGCGGGGATGAGGTGGAGCAATATACTCCTGAAATAGTTGAAGAGGGCAGAGACACAAGATTAGCGGGATATGTAGACCCACTTAGCATACAGATGTTGGGTATGTATCCTGATGATGAAAAGTTAAGGATAGCGCAAGAGGAGCATGATAGAGATGTGGCTTATACCGAGAGTATAGAAAGAGAACTTGCGTTTGGGGGCAATCTACTTACCGAAGGAGCAAATCAGTTTGAACGTAGTGTAAGTAACTTGTCTGAGTTCCAAAGAAAAACTCACGACACACCTAAACCAATAGGAGATTATGGAGAA